GCCGGAGGTATCATCTCTTCCGCGCATGGGAGCGGCGTAAATTGCCGCCCGCTCCGTTTATTATGGCATGCTTCGATATGGATACCGAAACATGCCCGAATTTCCTCCATTTGGAACAAACGACACCACGAAAAATGGAAAAGAAGAAAATCGTCATCACCTTGTCGCGGGTGTTCCCGACGACGCATAGCCGGAAAGGCCAGCCGACTGGCTTCAAGGAAAAGCTCGCATCAGGCTGTAAGTTGCATACCATCCGAGGCAATTTCGACCAATGGAACGCCATCGCGGAGAAGATGCAACGGGGCGGCTATTGCCTCTCGATCCGCCAATGGTCGGGACGTCCGTACAACTCGCCGCAGGTAGAGATTGCCAGCCTCGACCAGCCTATCGGCATTCAGCGGATAGAGCTGCATTATCATAGCGAAAACGATACGATCACGGCCCGCATCGACGGTCGAGAATGGATCGACGCGGACTGCTATGAAATCGCCAAAAACGACGGACTGAATACAACCGACTTCAAAGAGTGGTTCTTCGGCCGACACCCGAAAGGGGATAAAGTTTTTCACGGCGTCATCATCCATTTCACGGATTTTCGGTATTGATATGAGGCATCAGGAAAGCATCATCCAGCAGACCTGCGTCCGTTGGTTCCGAATGAAATACCCGCAGCTTGCCTTGCTCCTCTTCGCCGTCCCGAACGGCGGGGCACGGCTTCGATCCGAGGCGGCGATCATGAAAGCGGAGGGAACGATGAAAGGCGTCGCCGACCTCCTGCTCCTGTTCCCGGCAAAGCGGTTTCACGGCTTATGTATTGAGATGAAGACCCCGACGGGCCGACAACAGCCATCGCAAAAGGCATGGCAGGAGCGGGCGGAATGGGCCGGATACAAGTATGTCATCTGCCGCTCTTTTGACGAGTTCATGGCCGAAATCGACGCTTATTTGAAGTAAACTTTATTTTTTTGCCTTAATAGCTACCTATTAGGTACTATTTTTATACCTTTGTGGTATCTATCTTAAAAATGAACAGTTATGAGTAAAGAGAACAAGCCTCTGAAAGCCATCGACGCCGATTTCGTCTCGCTGGAATTGGATCGGTTGGAGCTGAACGAGGGTCAGCTCGACGGCCTCCCCGCGAATCCCCGCGAGATATTGGAGACGAAGCTCGACCTCCTGAAAAAGGATATTCAGGCATACCCCGAACTGATGAAATACCGTATGCTGCTGGTATATCCGCTCGACAACGGCAAGTATATCATCATCGGCGGCAATATGCGCTATCGAGCCATGCTCGACCTCGGCTACAAGGATGCCCCGTGCGTCATCATCCCGAAAGAAACATCCATCGAAAAGCTGAAAGCCTACACGATTCTCGATAACTCCGGCTTCGGTCGGTGGGAGTGGTCGATGCTGGCGAACGAATGGGACGCCGATGCTTTGGCCGCATGGGGCCTCGATCTGCCGATGAATGAAAGCGAGATCGACGTAGATAGCTTTTTCGACAAGCTTGACAAGGAGGCCGAGAAAGACAAGGGCGAGAAGATCACCGTCTCGATTCCCGATGAGTATGCCGACCAAAAGGAGGAGATCAAATCCCGTATCGAGGCAACGCTCATGGGCGAGTTCGAGGGCATCAAGATCAAGTGATGAAAATCCATCTCGCAGGCAACAATCCCTATCCGGGCATAATCCTGATCCGCTTGTATGAGAGCTGGATCGGCGAGCGTCTCGGCAAATTCGGGGGGGGGTATTTAACGACCTGTATTTCAGAGTATTTGAATAGAATACCTCTTAAAGAGATTAACAAGGATGCTATGAGGATATTTCTTGCCGGAGGAATTTCAGGCAACCTCCGCGAATTTTGGCAAAAGGTTATGAAAGTTTACTGTGCATCGCCCAACAGCCGCAAAGAAGTCATCGAAGCGATGAACAGCTTTCTCGCGGGCGACAAGGACAAAATAATGCGGGAATCCATCTACGGAGCGGACTTCTTCGTCGGGGACGGGGATAGCACCCTATCAGGTATCAATGTCCTCGAAAGCTACTACTACCTGCGGAAGAACGAGGATTTCATGCCTCTCGTCAGGCATTTCGGGTCATTCCTGCTCGATAGCGGGGCTTATACGTTCATGGCCGGTTCCCACAAGGGCGGCTGTGATTGGGATGCCTATGTATCGGAGTATGCCGACTTCATCAACCGCTTCGACGTAAAACTCTTTTTCGAGTTGGATATTGACAGCGTCGTCGGGCTGGCGGAGGTCGAGCGGTTGCGGCACAAGCTCGAAAGGATGACGGGCAAGAAGCCCATCCCCGTATGGCACAAGAACCGAGGCAAGGAATATTTCGTCAAGATGTGCGAGGAATACCCCTATGTCGCCATCGGAGGCATTGTAACGAAAGAAATTCCCCGCAAAGTCTATGAGACGGCGTTTCCGTGGTTCATCAACACCGCCCACAAGCACAAGGCGAAGATTCACGGGCTGGGATATACCACCGTCGCCAACCTGCAAAAGTATCGGTTCGATTCGGTCGATAGCACCGCATGGCTCTACGGCAATCGCGGCGGCTACATCTGCAAGTTCAACCCGCGCACCGGATTGATGGAGCAGATGAGCAAAGAGGGATGCAGGCTCAAATCGAGAGAGGGCGCGGTAAACAACTTCAACGAGTGGGTCAAGTTCAGCCGATACGCCGAAAAATTCCTGTAATTCCGATTCTTACTTAAAAAGCAACAAGGATATGAAAGATTCTGTCATCATCGTATCGGGAGGCATGGATAGCATCACCCTCCTGCATGAAAAGGTCGAGGAAATCGCATTGGCCGTAACGTTCGACTATGGGAGCAACCACAATAAGCGCGAGGCCGAGTGCGCCGCGCGGCATTGCCAGCAGCTCGGCATCGAACACATCATCATCCCGCTTGCATTCATCGGTCAGTATTTCAAATCCTCGCTTTTGGAGGGCGCGGACGCCGTGCCGGAGGGACACTACGAGGCCGAAAACATGAAATCGACCGTCGTGCCGTTCCGCAATGGCATCATGCTTTCTGTGGCCTGCGGGCTTGCCGAAAGCAGAAAGTTGAGCAAGGTACTCATCGCCAATCACGGCGGCGACCATGCGATCTATCCCGATTGCCGCGCGGGATTCGTGCATTCCATGTCGGAGGCCATGCGGCACGGCACCTACATCGGGGTACAGATCGACGCGCCCTATACAGGCATCAGGAAATCCGACATCGCCCGCATCGGCAAACGGCTCGGTCTCGACTACTCCACGACCTACTCCTGCTACAAGGGCGGCGAAAAGCATTGCGGCAAGTGCGGGACATGCGTCGAGCGCAAGGAAGCCCTCCGAGACGCCGAAATCGAAGATACGACGGAGTATGAAACGGAGTAACGCCAATCTCATCACGCTGAATGTCGTATTCGTAGTATGCCTGATCGTGGCGAACGTCGTCACGAGCAAGGTTCTCGATACCGGCATCCATATCGGCGGGGTTCCGATTCTCATTCCGGGCGCGGCTCTGACCTACGCCATGACTTTCCTATGTACGGATGTCATCGGCGAGATATGGGGCAAGAAAGAGGCAAACAAGGCCGTCATCAGGGGTTTTGCCGCCCAACTTGTCGCCCTCGTCCTGATTATCCTGACGATGTATCTCCCCGCCTATGACGAGGAAATGCAACGGGCCTACCGGATGCTGCTCGGTCAGACGCCGGTATTCGTATTCGGGTCGCTGGTCGCCTATCTATGCTCCCAAAGCTGGGATGTATGGATATTCCACAAGATACGAGATCGGTTCAGCGGCAATCCCAAACGGCGGTGGATATGGAACAACGCATCGACCCTGACCTCACAGATCATCGACACGGCGATTTACATCTCAATCGCATTCGGCATCGGTCTCGGATGGTTCATGCAGGAGGGCGGCATGATGCTCGTCCTCGGCATGGTCATCGGGCAATACCTGCTCAAAGCGGGGTTGGCTCTATGCGACACGCCGTTTTTCTACCTCTTAACTCGCAAATATCAAGAAGTATAGCAATGTATTACGTTTCAAAAAGAATGGAGATCGCGGGAAGCCATCGGCTGACCCTCTCCTACAAAAGCCAATGCCAGCAGTTACACGGCCATAATTGGGTCGTAACGGTGTTCTGCAAGGCAAAAAAACTGAATGCCGACGGAATGGTCTGCGATTTCAAGCGGATCAAGGACAAGATTCACGGCTACCTCGATCACGGTAACTTCAACAAGCTGCTGCCGTTCAATCCGACGGCCGAGAACATTGCCCGATGGATCGTCGAGCAGATTCCCGAATGCTACAAGGCGACGGTGCAGGAAAGCGAGGGCAACGTCGCAATCTATGTCTCGGACACCAGCAAAGACGAGGAGGGCGCACTATGAGAGTAAACGAAATTTTCTACTCGATTCAAGGCGAGGGCCGCTATACCGGCACTCCGGCGATCTTTATTCGCCTTGCTGGATGCAATCTCCGATGCGATTTCTGCGATACGGAGCATCAGCCCTACCAAGACCTCACCGAAGAGGAGATCATGCGGCAAATCGCCGATTTTCCGACCTCGCACGTCGTGATTACAGGAGGAGAACCGATGTTGCAGATCACGCAATCGCTGATCCATCGACTACGCAACGGAGCGGGCAAGTTCGTACAGGTGGAAACCAACGGCACGATCCCGATCAAATGCTATCTCCCCGTCGATTGGATCACCTGCTCGCCGAAATTCGACTTTTGCCCTCATGCCGAGCTGCGGCTCCAACGCATCGACGAGCTGAAAGTCGTATATCAAGGTCAGGATATGACGGCATACGACGGCATCGAGGCCAAAGAGTACTACTTGCAGCCCTGCGATTTCAAGGACGAGGCACGGAACGCGGAAAACCTCGCGGCAACTATCAACTACATCAAATCACACCCGAAATGGAAGCTATCACTCCAAACGCAGAAGATATTATCGGTGCGCTGAAAACGCTCATCCGCGCCATCGGCGAAGACCCCGACCGCGAGGGCCTGATCGGTACTCCCGACCGCATTATGCGGATGTGGAAAGAGATATTCCGAGGCTACGATCCGGCGCAGAAGCCGAAGATCACCACATTCGCCAATGAGGAGGGCATGTCGGATATTGTGTTCGACTGCGGCGACTACTATTCGATGTGCGAGCATCATATCCTGCCGTTCTTCGGCCGGTATTACTTCGCCTACATTCCCAGCCCGAAAGGGCGTATCCTCGGCATCAGCAAAGTCGCCCGCGTGGTCGGCTATTGCGCCGCCCGCTTGCAGTTGCAGGAGCGGCTGGCGCGGGACATTGTGCAGATGCTTTCCGAGGCTCTGAATAACGAGGCTCTCGGCTTCGCTATCGTGATGAAAGGGCAACACCTGTGCAAGACGATGCGAGGAGTGCGGAATGACGGCAAGATGTCCGTAGCGCATTTTACGGGCGTCTTCAACTTAAACTCCGATCTACGCAAGGAATTTTACAAACTCATAGACCTGAACAGCAATGGCTAAATACAATGCGGCCAAAATCGAGGAGTGCGAGGCATGGGTAGCCGCTCACGGCCTGATCGACTACGGCGGAGCGAAGCTGAAAGAGTTTGTCCGCGAGATGGGGATCGACGAAAAGACCTACCGCCTATGGATGAAAGGCAAACCGCAGTTCAAAGAGGTCATCGAGCGGGCAAAGGAGGTTTTCAAACAGAACCTCACCCACGATCTCGCCATCTCGCTATCCAAAGCCGCCAAAGGGTATGAGCATGAGGAAACCGAGCAGGAGTTCCGCGTCGGAGCGGACGGACAGCCGACTCCGTTCAAGATGAAGAGGAAGAAAATCCATGTGCAACCGAATATCGGAGCCGCGATTTTCCTCCTGACGAATCTCGATCCCGAACACTATCAGAACAGGCAGCGCAACGATATAATGCTCAAAAAGGACGACGAAAAACCGATGACACTCGATGAAATCAATGCAGAAATCGCACGACTTGAAAAGTTTGAGGATAAGGCGGATAAATAATGAGATCATCTACAATCGAGGTACGCGAACAGTTGATGAGGTTGAAGCGCGAGAAGTTGAAACTCGAAGCTCCGACCTCCTTTTCGCGTTTCCTCGGTTATAGCAATCCGAAATATGAGTTAGAGTGGTTCCATAAGCTCATCGCGGATCATTGCCAAATGCTGTTGGAGGGCAAGATCAAGAACCTGATGGTTTTCATGCCCCCGCAGCACGGAAAATCGGAAATCATCTCCCGCAATTTCCCCGCATGGGCACTCGGACAAAACCCCGACCTGAAAATTGTCGGCTGTTCCTACTCCTCCGACCTCGCGCAACAATTTTCGCGCTCAATTCAGAGGACGATAGACAGCAAGGAGTATCAGGCAATATTTCCCGCTACCTACCTCAATGGCTCGAATACCCGTATGGATGCACGGGGCTATTTGAGAAATATTGACCTTTTCGAAATGGTCGGCCATCGTGGTTTTTACAAAGCGGTCGGCGTAGGAGGTTCTTTGACAGGTACACCCGTCGATATTGCGATCATCGACGACCCGGTAAAGGATGCAAACGAGGCAAACTCCATCACTTACCGACAGCGGGTGTGGGATTGGTACAACACCGTCCTTTCGACCCGTCTGCACAATAATTCGCGGCAGCTCTTCATCATGACGCGATGGCATGAGGACGACCTCGCCGGACGCATCCTCAAAGCCGAGCCGCAGGAGTGGACGGTACTCGCCATCCCTGCGATCTGCGAACAGGAATACGACAGCGGATTGAGCGAACGGCATATCGGCGACGCATTGTGGCCGTCGCGCCACTCCATCGAGAAGTTGCAGAAGCAGAAAGCCCGTGCCCCGCGCGAGTTCAATGCCCTGTATCAGCAGCACCCGACCATCGAGGGCGGCAATATCGTGAAAAGGGATTGGTTCCGCACGATCTCGCTGGCAGAGTTCCGGTCGCTGCGGTTCAACGAGCCGATACACTTCTACCTCGATACGGCCTATAACAAGAAGAAAAAGGGCCAAGATAACGACCCCAGCGGCGTACTGGCAGCCTGCCGTATCAGGAATTACATCTATCTGATCGACGCGCAGAAAGTGTATAAGGAGATGCCCGACCTATTGCGGTTTCTGCCTCAATACATCGCGGCGCATGACGGCAATTCCGAGAGCAAGCTCCATGTCGAGCCGAAAGCCAACGGCGAGAGCGTGGTACAGATGCTTCAAGAAATTTCGCCCCTCAATGTCAAGCGGACACCCACGCCGACCGATGACAAGGAGGTACGATTGCGGGCCGTTTCGCCGCGTGTGGAGTGCGGGCGGGTGTTCATCGTCGAGGGATCATGGAACGACGATTTTCTCGATGAAGTATGCGGATTTCCGAGTCAGCCGCACGACGAGTTCGTCGATATTCTCGGATATGCGATCAACGACCTGTATGACGAGGATGATGATATAGATTACGACATATTGAGCAAGTCGAGTTTAGGGATGTAAACCAAAAATTTAAGGATATGATGCTATTTGATTTGTTTCGCAATTATCTCAATGCTCTTGTAGGACGAAATCAGGAGTTTGAGAAGCTGTTGGCCGCCAAAGATATTTCGGCGGTCAAGGAGCGCATGGACAACCGTATGGATATGGCGATTGCCGCGCTCAAAGAGTATGAAGTAACCTCCCATGAAATCATGAAGCGGGAGGACAAGATCATTACCGACAAAAAGGGGAATTTCATCCGGCTCGAACCGGTATGGAAGCTGCCGATACCTTATCAGGTTTACATCAATGAAATCGCACTCGTATTCCTCTACGGCCGTCCGGTGAAATGGACGCAGCAATCCACAGGGACAGATCGGGCGTTCCAAAAATTTCAGGATGTTATCGAGCGCACTCACTTCAACAGCAAACTCCGCCAATGCAAACGCATCGCCGGATCGGAGACCGAAAGCGCGATGCTGTTCCGTGTTTTCCGCGATGCGAACGATGCGCCGGACGTTCAGATTCGAGTGCTTGCCAAAAGCAAGGGTGATGAGATTTACACGCGATGGGATCAGTACGAAAACCTGATCTCCATAGCTTGGGGCTACTATGTGCGGGAACAGGAAAACAGCCTCGTCTATCACTTCGACATCTATACCCCGAATATCATCTACCGATGCACGCGGAAGAGCATCGGATGGGAGGTCGTCGAGGAGGTGAATTTCATCGGCAAGATTCCGCTCATCCTCTTCCAGCAGGACAAGGAATGGAATGGCGTCGAAACGCTCATCCATCGTGAGGAGCTGATCGGCTCACGCACCGCTGATACAAACGACTATTTCGCCGATCCTATCGCCATCATGGCCGCCGACCTTATCAAGAACCTGCCGGAGAAGAAAGAGGCGGCGAAACTGCTCGTGACGAACGATTCCGAGGGCGTGGATAAGGCAGCGAAGTACCTGACATGGGATAGTGCGCCGGAAAGCAAGAAACAGGAAATCGAATGGTTGCAGAATCATATCCTTTCCAAGTCGTTCACCCCGAATATTTCGCTCGACACGCTAAAATCGTTGAGCAATCTATCGGGAAAGGCCCTGCGGACGGTGATGTTGCTTGCCGACATCAAGGCGGCCAAGCACAAGGAAACCCACGACGAGCTGTTATCCCGCACCTCTTCGCTCATCACGGCCATCATCGGCAACGTCCTCGATGTGCATCTGAAAACCGAGTGCGAGAATCTGAAAATCGGGCATGAGTTCCAAGAGCCGTTCGGGGACGACATCGCGGAAGCCCTCGAAAATATCATCAAGAGCCTCGACGGTGGCATCATGGCGACCGAAACCGGCGTAGAACTGAACCCGCTCGTCAAGGACAAGAAGCTCGAAATGGAGCGTCTGAAAGCCGAAGAGGAGGAGCGGGCGCAAAAGCAGCAACAGATATTCGGTGACATCGAGGGTGCAGGCCCGCAATCCGCATCGGACGGCGACGACCCCGACGATGATGAAAACGGAGATGAAGATGACCCGAAGAAAAAGCAGCAACAGAAGAAGTAGGTAGCAGATGGCAAAAAAAGCATATTCTCCCGACCCGAAAGCGGAAACCATCAAGCGCATTCAGCGCACAGAGGCTTACGCCGAGAAAGTGAGGCAGCTATTCGCCGCAACGGTGAATGAAATCCTCGCTCTCAATAAATCCGTGCCGACGCTGGACGAGGGGGTCATGTACTCTTTCGACGGGGATAATATGCGAATCCAAAAGAAAGTCGAGGCATTGCTCCGGCAACTGCATTCGACGACTACGACAGCTATCAAAAAGGGGATCACGCTCGAATGGGAAAAGGCCAACGACGCATGCGATAAACTCATTTCCTCATGTTTTGGGAAAGAGGTATTATCCAGTCCGGAGTTCAGCGCATGGAACAACCGCAATATGGCGGCGATGAATGCTTTCGCCAACCGAACGGAGAACGGCCTCAATCTCTCAAAACGGATATGGCAGTCGGTTCAGCAGCTCCGCGATGAAATGGAGATCGCCATGACCGTCGCCATCGGCGAGGGAGATTCGGCGCAATCCATATCCCGCAAAGTCCGGCAATACCTGAACGACCCCGACCTGATGTTCCGCCGTTTCCGCTTCAAGAAAGGCGAAGACGAGCAGGGCAAGCCTATCTACGGGCGGAAGTGGAAAAAGCGCATCAAGGACGAGAAAACGGGCAAATACCGATGGATCGACTACGACCGTAGCGACTACAAAACCGGATCGGGCGTTTACAAATCCTCGGCCAAGAATGCCATGCGCGTTGCGAGGTCAGAGACAAACATCGCCTACCGCCGCGCCGACAATGAGCGGTGGCAGCAGATGGATTTCGTCCTCGGTCAGCGCATCCAGCTATCGAAGAACCACCCCCGACCGGATATTTGCGATAAACTTCAAGGCGACTACCCAAAGGATTTCGTATTCGACGGATGGCATGCCCAATGTTTCTGCTTTGCAACGCCTATTTTGATGGACGAGGAGGAGATGGCGAAAGTTACGGCGGCATTCCTCAAAGGCGAGAAATACACCCCGCGAGGCAAGCAGATCACCGAATATCCGGCAAATTTCAAGCATTGGGTGCGAGACAATAAGGAGAATATCCTTGCATCCCGCAGTAGAGGCACGGAACCCTACTTTATTCGCAATAACTCTGCGGCGATTGATGAGATACTCAATCCGAAACCGAAAGAGCTTACAATCGCAGAAAAGGCGGCATTACGCCATGAGGCCCGAACGCCCGAACAGGAAGCGGCAATCCGTAATGCGTGGGCCGAACGGCAGAAGAAGCACCAGCAAATCAAGACGACGGCAAACAACATCGCCAAAATCGCCGGGGATTATGGCGAGGTCGATTATTCCGCCCTGCAAAAGTACATCGACGCAGGCGATCTATCGGCCATGCAGACCGAGACCAAGAAAGTCGCGCAGGCCATCCTCGCCGCCAAGAAAGCGGAGCAGGCTCTCGCCGACATTATCCCCAATGTTCACTCGTGGCATCAGCAATTCACGATGGCAGAACTGCAAGGGGTATATGATGCCGTCAAATCGAAGATCGAGGGTTGGTCGGGTCTATCCCTCGAACAGCAGGCGAAAAAGCTGCATTTCGAGGCTTATGACTTCCTCGGCGGCAATATGAAAGGTGTTCAACAGAAGTATGCGACATGGAAGGTATCGCAGGAGGCGTACATCAAAAAATTGGATGCAGTCAATTACAAGATAGCGATCAAGCAGGCAACCGAAGAACTCGACGCCGTTAAACAATGGTCGGCAGAACATCCGAAGAGCCTCAATGTTGCAAAACTCCTCTCCGATGCAGAGCAGGCAGTCAATAGCAATGCCGAATTGTCGATTATCAAGTCCAAAACCTCACTCGCCGTCGCAGAATATCAAAAACGATTGGCGGAACAGGCTCGGCGCGATGCGAAGAAAGGTGCAACGATGAAAGCCTCTACCCTGCCGAGTATCAGCAAGGAGGAAATAGATAGGCTTCTCGCCTTGTACGAATCAGAAATGGTCGATGATGCAGATAACCGGCTGCGTCAATACACGGAGCGGATTTGGGCGACGCTGACAAAGGAGGAGCGGATCATATTGACGAAATATACGCAGACTTACAGCTATCTAAATGAGCCTCTGCGCGGTATATCGTATTATGGAGCGCGTGCCCGCGAAGAGTTCGAGCACGATCTGCCGATATTGACGAGAGCGATTGAAAAATTCGCCATGCCTCAAAATACGGTCGTAAGACGAGGCGTAAGCAATTTCACGTTTGATTCTCTCGGATACGACC